GATGGCCGGTATCTTCAGGTTGGAATCGAGATTCTAATATTCTGATTTCTTCTTGTAATACGGTTATATAATCAATTTTCATCAATGTAGTTGCTGTCATAATTTTCTCCTATCCAGCTTTCAAGTTGTCGATAACCTCCAAGGTGTAAATCATCATTCCATATCTGTGGAACTGTCTTTAGCCTTAAAGCCTTTAATACCATTTTACTGGTATAATCTTCATCAATATTGTGTTCTTTGTACTCAATATTATTTTCTTTTAAAATTTCTTTTGCTTTCGTACACCAACTGCAATTATCTTTAGTAAATATCTTAAACATTATCTTATAAATTTTGTAGTGTAGGTTTTTCCCTGGTAGTTAAAAGTAAATGTGCTATAATCATATACCTCTTTACGAGTTTCATTATATCTTGTTTCTACAAAACACTTATCTTGTTTTGCTTTTTCATTAGCAAACAGTGTTCCTAATAGAGCACCTATAGCTCCACCGTTTTCTTCACCTTTAATATTATTACCGATTGCTCCACCTATGATGGCGCCTGACAGTAAATCACCTGCCGATGCTCCAGAACTGTTTCCTTTCTGGCAAATCTCAACGCGGTATGGTTGTCTATCTATTACAATCTTGTAATGATGTTGTACATCACCTGTAACAGAAACCGATTGAGCAAATGCAGAAGCGCTAAAAAAGAAAAATGTTCCGAAGAACATTATAGAAGCTAAAACAATTGCACTGATAGTTTGGTGGTTTTTAAAAAAGTTTAAACTTATTTCAAAAAAATGAAAGTAAGGCTTTAATCTCATATCCATGTCTCCCCTATTATGTATTCGTAAACTTCTTTCCAATTCTTCATAATTGGAATTGATCCTGTATCCTCAGTTTTAATATGAGGATGTGCTACTAATATTGAATCGAATCCTAGTTCATTACCAATCTTAGCATTTCCTACTTTATCTTCAATCCAGTACGTTCTTGGATATACTTTAGCAAGTTCTTTAAGAACTTCAGTCTTATCAGCTCCAGTATCTAAGTATATGAAATCTTCAAACACTTCTTCACCGAATATCATTTGAAGATTCTTAGTTCTTAATTTTTGAGCATAAGGATCTTTTGATAAAGATGAAACTACTAGGAATTTATAACCATGTTCTTCAAACAGCTTTCGAACATATTTATAAGAATCATATAGTGGAGGAAGGTAACCAATGTTTGCAGATTGGTTGAACATTTGAATTAGGTGAGTAACCTTTTCTTGATCAATTCCATATCTTACAGTTTGATCATACTGCCTAACATCACCTTTGGCATATATTCCTTGCCTCATCATCCAAGCATCGAAGGTATCTCTCCAATTTAGAAGGACACCGTCTGTATCAATAAGAATTATTTTAGGATCTATCATATTACCTCCAGTTTAAGAAACCTTCAACTAACATGTCGTAAGCTCCTTCTCTCTTTGCAAAACCATATTCATCAGCAAAGTCCATTGAAGAACCAAAATTTGCTGTACCGTCTACATAACCGAATTTTGACAATAGCTTTGTAACTTCTTTAGCAGTTTTTGCAAAACCGATTTTAACACCAGGTGCTGAGAATAATTCAATTCCACCGTTGTTAGCTTCGAAAAATTTAATTTTATTTGTCATGTTTTCTACTCCTTAAAATTAATTACCTTATATATTCATTGTACCACAAGTTGGTATCATTGTACATATAAAATTTACTCTCAAACGAAAAAAACATGTTTACTGTGATATTTTTGTTACAGTTACGGTCTGTACATTTTTCTATGTTCGTACTCTTTAATTGTATCTTTCAGCATAGGAATCCAGTTATCCCTGTGTTCTTTATATGTTACGGGATGGAAGTTATCGACGTCCATAATAACTATTAGATTCGTGACCGGCATTCCAGTACGCTCTTCCCACATGACAGAATATGCAGCTAGCTGACAGAAGTAGTTAGGAATATCTGCTTTCTTCTTTGGCCTGCGTGAAGTTTTAAAATCGATAACTGATGGAACTCCATGCCATTCGGCGATACAATCACAGGTACCTGCGAGTTTTAGGTGATCACTATATAGTGGAACTTCATTGCCGTATATATTACCAAATCCTCTATGAAATAGAGGTTTGAGATTTTCTAATGATTGTTTAATGTGAGGAAGGAAGTCTTCTGTATCTTCATTCTTTAGGTATTTTTCTACTATCGAATGGACTGCGGTGCCTCGTTCTCTAGCAACTCTTCCTATTTGTTCAGCCTTTTCCTCACCTACCTTGGCTTTCCAGGCTGCTATCTTTTCTTCGCCTAAGATGCTAAGTACGGTTGTAACGCTAGGATAAGCAACACCGTCAAGAGTAAGATAGCGCCTACCGTCTGAATGTTCAGCTCTATCCAATGTTTCATAGCCAAGATCAATTTTTTCATGTATAAACTCCATAATCAAACCTTTATAGTATTTCCTTCCCCACTAGTTTTTTTGATTTCCTTTAATCTATCTCTAAAATTATTAGATGTTCGTGATAATGTTCCATTTACTTGGGTTACAAAAGCAGGAGTAGATAACATCTTTTCCCATTCTCCCGTATTGCACATAGCTTCTAACTCATTATATGTACAGTGTACTTCTATAACTTCTTCTGTCTTTGTATTTTTAACATTATAAGTTGGCATTTTTCATCTCACTTATTTCTTTAATTCTAAGTTTTAAATAATCAATTATAGTTTCTGGACTAGGATGATAGAATGTGTTGTTTTCCATTTTAGCTTCTATAGTTTCTATTTCATATTTAAAAGCGGACCTCAACATAAGATCAGCACCAGTTGCAGCCTTTAACTCTTTAGAATCATTGTAAATAGTCATAGTTTATTCTACCACATTTTAAAAGCAATGTAAACAGTTTATTTTTTAGAGTCTTTTAAAAGTCCGGGAAATGCTTCTTCTACAACATTTCTTGTAACACCTTCTATCTTTTCTTTATTAATCATACTAATAACTAACTTAGCATCTAGTGGATGTACACTTTCTAGAATACCTATGAAGATGTTTTCTCTCTTGAATGCCGGTAACTTATCTCCATGCCTACCTTTTACGAAATAACTGAAGTTTCTGTTTTCTTTCTTTAAAGTTGTAGGATGGTTGTGTTCTTGTGCCGGCCTATACGGAGGTTCTCCTGAAGGAAGGTTCCAAGTAATATGAGTGTCATAAGATCCTCTAAGTATATCCTTAAGTGCCCATGATTCTCCGTGTTCTTGAAGTGTTTTTATCTTTTCTTCTTTAGATCTTTTCTTTCTTACTATTTCTAGTATTTCGTATACCTCTAATTCTCTTTTTGGGTATGCCATAATATGCTCTCCTTGCTCAAGTGTCTTGAATTGATTTTACAGTTGATAATTCCATTATAGTATTCATCAGAAAGAAGCACATTATTATCAAACTGCAATTTAGCTTCCCAATATGAACACTCTCCTTTTGATTTACAAAGCCTCAATATTTCTCTATCAAAAGCCTTAAATCCTTTCTGTTCAACTAATTCTTGGATTTTTTTATTAGAACCATAGTAGTCCTTCCAGTCTGATTCAGATACGACTCTTCTTGTCCTACCTTTGACTTTCTTCTTCCTAGTAGACCAAAAGAGCTTTTTTCCTATGTATTTTTTACCTGTATCTTTTTCAGTAATCTCATAGACGAATCCAACTAAACTATCATTAGGATAGTTTTCTAGTTTGAACTGTTCTCCATTATAATACCACATATATTATATATCATCATCTTCATCTTCCTCTTCATACACGACTATAGGTGCAGCGTTTTGCATGCATATAGGACAGAATGATGGCTCTTCAATTGATATTATTCGAGTATCCTGTTCACAGCTCGGACACTCGATCAGATATTCTTTATGCTTCATTTTAGAAATCTATTTCGCATTCACCACTAGCACAGGCAGCTGCACCGGTTGTGTCCACATCAATAAACTTCCTTTCAGTTATATCATTATTCCATTCTATTTCTTTGATGTTACTTTGTATCTTATGCCACTTATGAAGAAGGTATGCGTCTTTTAGACAGTATTCAGTTTTCTTAATATCACCGTTCATATAGTTTTCACTGAATGACTTGAATCTTCTTATCCAGTCTCGCTTTAATGCATTTTCTGAACTCTCAATCGATAAGTCTTCTCCCATACCTTGAGCTGTAGAACAAGCATTCCATAAGTTATCAAATGCCTTTAATGCATCTACTACCATTCCACTCGCAAATATTGCAGCTGTTCCATATTCTTTAACCATCTGCTTATCATCTATAACTGCAGTGTTAGGAGCTTGGTTGTAGTCCTTGTCACCTGTCATCGGTAAGAAAGAAATACCTGCAAAATAATTTCTATTTTTAAAAACGTAATTTTCTACCTCTGACCAATCATCGACAATGATAGTATTTGAAACGTTGTGTCTTAGGCCTTCATCTGCACATAGGTCTTCATTAGTTCCTGCTACTACCCAGTTTTGTTGAGCCTTCTTAACTAACTCCAAGTGTTTTACTCCTAGTAAGTCATCTTTGTAAATAGAACCTTTCTTTGGCAGTATTGGAAAACTGATAACATAGTCAGTGCCACCTGCAGACCAGACCGAATCTTCCACCATGTATGGATTGCTCTTTAATAATGCTTGAGATATTTCTGATTCTTTTGTCATCTGAACATTTCTAATATACATCTTACTGTGTTCAGCATGGATACCAGAAGCTGTCTGCAATAGAACCGATGCGTTACCCGAAGGTTTGACACAAGTAGTTCTGGCTGCTGGATTAATGCCAATGATAGCTGCAACTTCCTTATTAACTTCTTTAACAATTTTAGCTCCTTTTCTCAAGATCTTATCATCAAATAAGATATCAGGATTATTCATCCACCCAGTTATCGATACTCCTAGTAATGCCTCTCTATCAAATATCTCTTTTGATATTGGCTGTATAAATTTAAAATCAGTGTACCCGGCTTGTAAGGTACCGAGTATTGCTGCAGCTCTACATGCCTTATAGAAGTTTTCTTCTGTAGTACACTTACCTCCATTAATCTCAGTTAAGTTGCATCCTTGCCACCCTGATTCTCCATCTTTCTGAGGAAACATGCCAATCTCAACACAAGGATTTGTTGTATGTTCTTTTGAATCAACGAAATAAAAGCCTGGCTCACCGAACTGCTTTACTGATTCCATGATTTTACTAAACTGTTCTTTAGTTACTTCATCTCTAACTATAACTGCTGAATTATTAGATCTTCCTCTTTGAGGATTATCAATAAACCAATTTCCTGTTTTAGCATTCATCATTTGTTCATCATCCGGTGAAAATAAACATATTGTAGCTGATCTTCTTACACCGCCTGATAATACTGCATCAGAAGCATGCATACAGATATCATAGACATGTATTGGATTAAGACGCGTTTCTTTTGCATTAGCGGCCAGTACTATTCCTTGAATAAGGTATTCCACTCTGTCCAAGCATCTTCTTAAACCGTCTGGTCCCGGTGCCTTGAATCCACCAGATATTAGAGAACCTGCCGGACGTATTTGTGATAAGTCGAAGAATATTCTTCTTCCTTCAAACTCTGGATATTTTCCACCACCAACAAAATAAGATGATAATAAAACGTCGAGAGCTGATGACCAACCTTCAATTGAATCTTCAACTACATATCCTTTTGCCTGTTTATTTCTTAACTTGATGTTTGGAAGTTTATCGATATGATGAGTTTGAACAGAGAAACCAGCACCTGCACCACATAATAAAATATAGAAGAACTCTCCAAAGAAAGATGGTCTGTCCGCATATGAAGATGTACAGTTATACATTCTCATTTGATGTTTTAATAACTGTTCTCCACCAAACTGTAAAGACCTTTGAGCTGCTAAGACTCTCTGCTCACTGTAAGCAGTTTGAGCTTCTTCTAAATATTTTTCTAATTCGCCGTTTTTGTTGTAGTAATTTCGGTGCATATTAATGACACGTGAAACTGCCTCATCCCATGTCTCATATCTACTCTGATCTTCTATGTATCTGGAGTATCCATCGTAGAACTTGGTTTCGGACAGAAAAGAACGCGTGTCAACAAAGTTTCTTGTTTGCATATTTTTCTCTTTCTTTGGATTTTAATTGATGATTAGCTAGTTCTATTATATATTAAAGAACTGGCAAAGTAAACAACAATTTAAATTAATTTTTTTAGTTTTTCTGAATATTCAGTGATACTATGATCGTACATTCCATCAAATAATTTTCTCTTAGTTAGAGCTTTCCATCTTCCTCTCCAACTATCCTTCAACCTTTGCCAAAATGTTTTTGATCTAAAGTTACCGTAATGATTGATATACCATTCTGTTCCATGATGATGATAACCCATGAACCAGAAAGGCACCTTTGTGACGACGTCATTGTTATTTACGAATCTCCAATGAGGCACGTCCATTCCTTGACAGAATTCTTTTCCTCCAACTCTCGGTGATCCGTATGTGTATAACTTAGGATTTTTTTCTTCTAACCTTGATGCGCATAGCGTTGCCATAGCTCCACCTAGTGAATGACCAGTAATCCATAACTGTTTCTGTTTATTTCTATGTAGTAATGCTTCGATATCAGACCAGAGCTTTCTAAGCTCCATCTTGAAACCCATGTGAACTTTACCTTCAGTTTTAGATTTTCTTTTGAAAGCTAAAAGATCTGCCTTGACATCAGACATTTCACTCGGCTCAGTTCCTCTAAAAGCCACAACTATATTTTCTTCATCAGAGAATATATGGCACTGTGCACCATCATTTTCTAAGAACTTATAATTTTTAAATCCGATCTTATTGAGCTCTCTCATAGCTCTTGTACCATCATGGTAAGCAAGTGCACTTACCTCTGCAAAGAAATAGTTCTTCCAATCTAAATTTCCCCAGTTTAATTTTTCGCATCTTTCAAAAAATTTCTTTGTCATTAGATTTTTTCTCCTATTTCTTACTTCATTCTGATACATTATCAGATATATCTTCAGTAACAGCTTCCTCATAATATACTATAATCTCGCTTTGTTGTTCTATATATCTCTTTATGTCTGCCATATTTAATGCTAGGTTCTCGTAACTTCGAACTGATATCGCATAGAATATCAAGTTGCCTTCTGCATTTAAGAACCTTTCAGAAAACTCATCGTAATTTTCTTTCGTTACAACATACCATTTTACCGGAGATAGTTTTAGTCCTTTAGGTCTTTCGACTACTGGTACGTTGTTCTTTATTATTTCTGTTACTGTAACGATTTCTTTTTCTGGCTCTCTGAACCATGAGCAACTACTTAGCAGTAATAGACTCGAAATCATTAAATAGTTTTTGAGTTCCTTCATTTATTTTCTTCTCTACTAAACCGGGTTTCTTTTCGCTTAATCTCGTTAAGTCGTGTTTCTGTAACTTCTTTCTAAGCTCATCTTGGTATACTTCTGCGTTTTGCAACCTGCCTTGAAGTTCTTTATTTAACTTATTTGTTTTTTCTACGTTAGACTGAATTGTCTTAAGTGCTTCTTCTTTTGATTTATTGGCAACTTCCAACTTAGCGTTATTATCTCGAAGAGTTGCTATTCTTTCTTGAGTATCGTTATAGTATGATATAGCTCCATAACCAACTCCACTTAATACAACTAATATAATTATCAATCCATAAATTTTAATCATCTAAAACCCTACTTCTCCTTCACCTTGAATTTTATGACCTGGCTTGGTGGTTATTTCTCCATTCGCATTTTTAGTAAGATATTTTTTTCCTGCTTTTTGTAAGGCTGCGTTATCTTTATGAACCTTTATATTTATTCCTGATCTTTTTAAATGATCAAGAGAATTAACTCTTTTTTGATTAAAAGGAGTTAAGTTTTTCTTGCTTGATGTGTATTCGTGTTCCATATTAGATTTTTCAAAATCTTTCTTCTTAAAATGAGATATAGTGACAGTATGTTTTTTCATTGAGTTATGAGTGTCTTGATCCATGTGTACAGTATGTTTTCCTGTTTTTTCATTATGGTGATATATAAAGTCTTTATCTCTAGGCACGGCATACGCATTTCCCATTTTACTTTTTTTCAAATCAGAAGCAAATGTTCTCTTTTTAACTTGTCCTGGACCATATTCTGGTCCAAGGTTTCCTACTTTTTTACCTACACCAGAAGATCCAAACTTACTGAAATGTGTGCTAACCGGTTTATCAAATTTTTTAATAACCGAAGGACCATGATCAATCCTTGAAACTATTTCTTCTTCTATATAACTTTTAAATCTTATCATTAGTTATCTACTTTAGATCCAGCTCTCCACTGATAACATGACCAGTATCTTGCTTTATACTTGGGACCTGGGTTATCACAGTTATGTCTTGCTCTGAAACTCTTTCTTCTTTCAGGATTATCTCTCTTAATTGACATGTTAGGATCACCGAATCTTACTACGACGATATTGCCGTTAGGTCCTCTTGTATATACTTTAAATTTCTTATTTGGATTTTCTGATGTCCTTATTGGATCATTTAACTTTACCTTCTTACCTTGATATTCGGCTTCCATTATTACGTGATCAAATGAACAGTCTTGACATTCAGTGCTTTCATAGGTTCTAAATCTTTTTAATAGAACTGGCGGTTTGTCTTTTCTTCTTCTTTTATCCGTCATTCTTGTCATATGTACTCCTGGTTCTCCGTCTGGTCCTACACCTATACCTGCGACTCCACCGTGTCCGGCAGCATTCGCTGGCATATCATCTTTTATTACTTCCCTATCAATTTTTGTAGCTAACTTCTTAGGCTTTTCTCCTCTGATCCTATCTGCCAGAGTATAGTTACCGGCCTTTCTTTTTACTGGGACTTTAAGGTTAGGCAGTTTTTTAGATTTCCTTAAATAAGTAGATTCATTTTTTGGAACACAGTTTGGCACAAGCTTACCGTTTTTCTTCTTCATACCAACTTGTTTATGTGTATCCCAACAAGGTCCGTCTTCTGAAAAATCCAGAGTTTTCGGGTAACCTTTCTGGCCAGGTTTAAGACGTGGTAAACCCTGCTTTCTACGAGATCGTATACGATCCCATATATTATCTCCGACACCTTTTTTTCTAGTATTTTTCATAAGTAAACCTTTGACTCTATTTATAAATGATTACCTTTTTAACTCAGTTGGCGTAACATATATCTCTTGATTTGTAGGAACATGTATAGCTCTATACACATCAATGCCTAATATATTACCAACAGGGAAACATTCCTCATGAACTTTAACTTTATCATTTGCCTGCACTACTTCCTCAAAAGATCTATTCAACATCTTACTGCTCTTAACTCTATAAATCCCTGGAGAAATAGAATTATCTTCTAATAAGAACCATTCAGTTGACTCTTTTAGAATATCTAAAGGATCTATGTTATTCTTTTGCAGTACTTTTTCGATTTGTTTATCAGATAGATTTAATTTTTCTTTTAATAAGAATAGTGCTGCAGTATAAGAAGCAATCTTACCGCCGGCTCCAACAGCTGTCATTAATCTCTTGACATTGAAAACTAAACGGTGAAAAGCCGTATACGCTTTTTTTCTTTTGTCGTTATCTATTAAGACCTTTTTATCTCTTTTTCCTTTATCGTCGATAATGCCTAACTTATAAGCGTCAGTCTTTTCGAAAGGAGTAGTCAATATTTTTAAGAATCTAAATGTATAGAATAGATCTGCTGTTCTAGTTATTATTGACATCTATATCTTCCTCAATTTTTCTATTACCAGTTTATCCATAGCAATGTTTGTGTATTGATCATTTTTAATATAATTTAAGAAGATCAGAAACGGTTTAATGACCGGCCAATGTTTATCCTCTAATCTTAATTCCAAGATATTCAAAGAAGCTTCTATTCCGAAGGAATTGAAAACTGTTATTAAATGATTAAGTATCAATCTTTCTGCTAAATTATCATTTTCAATATACCGATTTAAAAGTCTTTTAATGTATTTAAATCTTTTTAAATCTTCATAGAAATCTTCAATGTCACTAAATTGAGGATTATAATAATTTTTCGCAGCGTACATTAAAAATGTATCTTCAGTTAACGTAAATTTCATAATGAACTCTAGATTATAATAATTATAATCTATTTATTCTTTCGTTTAACCGATTTCTTTTTTGGTTTCTTCGGCTTAATCATAGAAACTTTTTGAGCTTCCTCTGCCTCTTTCATTCTAATTTCAGTAGCCCTTTGTGCCTCAGCCTGTTTCTTACTAATCCATTGTTCCTCATACTCATCAATTTGTTGTTGAGTAAAGACGTTAGCAGGAGCTGGAGCTCTTACTAGGAGTTCTCCAGTTTCCCTGTTAATCCAACCTTCCATAGTAGGCTGAGCTTCTGTAGCCCAATCTGGTGGCTTAATCATTAGTACTGATCTCTCACATTTCTGCCTGTCTTACCTTGAGCAGGAACTTTAGCTTTACCTGTTAGTTTGTTGACAGCCGTATCCATTCCTTTCATCATCTTCATAGCTTTTCTTTCAGGACTTTTCTTATAACTTGGCCTTTTCATTCCAATCGTAGATTTTATATCTTCTTCTCCAGCCTTTTTTCCTGTGAAGAACATATCTCTTGATCTACCTTTTATATAAGCTTTAGTTAGATCTTTTGAAATCTCAGTAACAGTTTTTCCGTCTACGTCCTTATAATTAACTGAAGACTTTTCTGACATTTGTACATCTTCATACATTTCTTTGTATGCATCTAATATCCATCGAGGTTTAATATCTGTCATTTCGATATCCTCGTTAGCTTTCTTTTTTTTCTTTGGTCCATAAAGTTTATCTAATTTCTTTTGAAGAGGCTTATTTTGTTTTACTGCTGCTACATCTTCTTTAACTGCAGGTTTAACGACTGCAGGATCTTTCATAGGTGTACCGGGTTCTACGATATCCTTGTCACCTACGTCTTTATCATTACGCCTTTTCTTTGCTATCTTAACATTCGCTGTCATTGTAGCAGCATCTTTATTGACTATATCCTGTTCATCTGCTGCAGGATTTGCTACAGCATCATCTGCAGGTTTCATCATATCCTGTGCACCTTTACCTTTTCGATTGTTCTTCATATCTTCAGGCGGTGTAGCACCTTTATAGTGTTTAGCCCTGTCGGACTCGTTTACTTCTACTTCAGCCAGTGCTTTCCTCATGCTTTCGATACTGGCTGTATCTAATGATTTGTTATACATGTAATTTCTCCTTTACATCCAATATTGAGCTGAAATAGCACCAACTATTGCAACTATTAGTACCCAGAACAATTTATTTATGAACTGAACGGTCCGGGAATTATCGTTGACAGTTCTTTCGATATCATCTAATTTCTCAGAAAACCTATTCAATCTCTCATGCTGATTGCTATGGTCCTGCTGTAAAGCTCCGAGTTTCTCTTCGGTTCTAGCAAGTGATATCATAGCTTCAGATAACTTATCGACTTTATCTTCAATCCTTACTAGCCTATCATCAATATCTGCCATAACTAAACCTCTTTAGGAGAATAAAGTCCTTTTGGATCACATGTTTCACAGCTGCAGCCGGTACATATGTCATTTGGACATTCTTGACACTCTTTTTCACAGTGCTTATCATGATTGCATTTCCTGCACTTTGTCGTCATTTATTTTCCTCTAGAATCTTTATTCTATTCTCTAATTCTTCGATCTTCTTCGCGATTTTTGGACTCACCTTCTTCCAAGCATCTTCCGGTTGATCAAACCATGTTAATCCATATTTATCTCTGAGCCAATCTACAAACTTATCAAACTGTGCATAGCCCCAAAGACCTATTTTAGTTTCTCTGATATATGCCAAGCATGCTGCTCCAAGTAGTGCACCAGCTATGCTCGTGTATATCCAGAGATATGACATTAGCTTTTAAAGCCCTGCCATAGTTTCCAAGCACCGTATGCAAGTCCTAACCATGCTAATATCTTAGCGATCGGTCCTAGCATTATTACGATACCACAAAAGATTATTAATCCTAATCCTTCTATATTTTCTAACTTTTTAATTTTATCTAACATAAAGTTACCTATTAATTTCTTTCTTTTAGAACAGCCTGTAATTTTTTGATCATTAACGGAATATCTTTTTTAGGAAATTGCACGTATGCCCCCATCATAGCACCTGTTCTTTTATCTCCAGGTAACCTTTTATCCTGAGTCAACTGTATTCCTTGTCCTAGGCTCGATGCAAAAGTGTTTATTCGAACATACTTTGTTCCCTTATGCTCAGTGCCTTCTTGAATTTCTTCGTCATCCTTCTTTTCCATGAAGAACTTAACAGCATCTACTGTTGCTTGTAGCGTTTTATCTTTCATTCTATCCTCTATTCTTTGCTTTAAATGTTTTCATATTAATAAATTGATCTTCATTAGAAGTCGTCTTAAATAATTTCTTTCTAGAATTCCTAGCTTTGCCGGACATTACTTTTACTGAGCCCTGCCCTGGAGTTATCTTCTTCATCAGCTCTATAGATTCCGGAGAACCATAGTCATACTTGTAATTTTCTTGATTTGCATAATAAGCAGCTACAGCCATCTTCTGTATCTTCTTATCAGATTTTCCTTTAAATTGAGGTGCCTTAGATTTCCGGAAATCCTTGATGTAGTCTCCTACATCCGCACCCTTCTTTAATTTCTCTCTTAATTCAAAAAAACTTATCATCTCTTTTCATTCGATGGTTGTTTACTAGCAAACACACCGCCTATTCTCTGACCTAGAGAAGGTTTAGACTGTCTAAAATCGCTTTTAGCCTGTCTTTTATTTATTCTCTCCTGTTCTAGGTCTCTATTGAGTTTATCTTGCTTTTTATAATAATCTTTTTTTCTTTGTGCTTTCTGATACTGAGCAGCTCTAGTTCCTCTAATTGCTCCTCTGGTTCCATCAGACTTCTTAACTCTAAGAGCTGCATTTGCCATTTTACCAACACCTTTACCGGCAAGTCTTGCTGCATGATATGCGGGTAATACTCCAGATGCATACCCAGCAGCCTTTGCTATTCCACCTAGTACACCTTCATCAACATCTTCATCTTTCTTTTTGGCTAAAGATTTTGCCATTGCCATTTTAGCTATAGGTTTAGCAATTGCCGCTCCAATCACAGGTTTAGCGATTGATAAAGCTGTTCTCTTTACTGCGGATCCAGCGGCTTTTTTTGCAAGACCACCGATGGCTCTTGCCCCTCCTATAGCGGCTCTTGCTGCTATAGCTGGAACTGCTTCATCTAAACTCTTTTTGAAATGAGCATGACTCTTGTGTGCCATTGCCTGCATCTTTTCTTTATCCATAGGTTTAGCTTTATTATACTTAGTTAGAAATTTTTGAGCATGACTCGGATCTACCTTGACCTTTTTACCGTCTTTAAATGTTACAGGTCTCATGCCTCTAAGTGTAACTGCCTTTCGGAGTTGCATCACAATATGATTTGCTCCATCATCGTCGTGTTGATCTTCCTTGACTTTTTTCTTTGGACCATAGAGTTTGTCTAATTTCTTTTGAAGAGGTTTGTTCTGTTTTAATGCTTTATATTCTTTTGTTTTCCTTGGGTCAGCACCTAAGAAATAATCCATAGAAGACCCTTTGCTATCATACTTTATTGCTTTTACATCTTCATTCGTTTTTCTTCTGAGTTTATCAGTAGCTGTAATGATACCTGTTAATCTATTCTGAGCTTTTTTCTTATCCTTAGGATCTTCTTTTCTTTTCATACCCATCATAGATTGACCTTTTTCAAATCCTCTAACATAGTTCTTTGTACCCATATCCATAGCTGCACCTCGTGCATAGTTGGATAGCGTCTTTGGAGATAGTTCATTTAGTTTAGATTCATCTTGAGTTTCCTTTTTAGCTAAATCACTGAATGCCTTTTTCTTTCTATCTTGTACAGTTTTAATCGCCTTTATTCTAGGATCGCCTTTCTTTAAGACAGTTATTTTTGGACCATAAGGGTATCCTGTGTTCATAAGTTTGGCTGCTCTCTTATCAAGATCAGATTTAGCTTCATTTGTTTCTGCATGCTTTCTAAATATATCTTGTACTTTAGGATGATTGTATACAGATGGTGCTATTGATCTAACCTGATCCATAAATTTAGTAGTCGACGGTTGACCTTCACCTCTACGTCGAATATTGTTTAGTTGTCCTCGAGTAGGTTCATAAACTTTTTTCTGTTTATTCGCTCCTCTAGGTCCTGTCTTCTTTCTCATTATTCCTCGAGATCCTGCCATTCCTCTAGTTTGAGGTGTAGCTACTTTAGCTTCATCAACTTCATCTTGTTTAGGGTTCATCTTAATATCTGGCTTTTCTTCCTTTTTCCTATTATTATGCTTTGCCTCTTTCTTGACAGGTTTCTTTTCCCTATCGAGCATCTTCTTGATCTTCACCAACTTATCTTTATCGGAAGTCGTCATCATCTTCTTCTTCATCTCATCGCCGTGACTTGGCATGTAACCCTCTGTGACACCGCTGTTGATCGATCTTGCGGTTGAACCCTGCATTGTTACCTTATGTTTCTTACCGCCGAAATCAAAATGTGATTTACCTGCTTTATGTGCCGCAGCTGCCGCTCCCATAAAAGCATTTCTCTCTTTAACTGGAATATCTTCGGGAATAATAAATTTAAGAGAAGCCTCCTGAATTTTACCCCTAAAGTTTTTGAACTTCAACATCGTTACTTCTCCTTCTTGGTTTAACTGTTCTTGTTAGTTTTGTTCCTACTGATTTTAATTTGTCTAATCTATTTTTTCTCAAAGGAGTTGTTCTTCTCTTAGTTCTTTCTAAAGAACTCATCCTTCGAATTCTTGGTTTACCTACTTTGTATCCTGATGTTCCTCCGTAATAAGAAGGATCCTCGTCTATCTTTTCAATATCTTCTAACCATTTTCGAAATTTCATTTCGTTAACCTCCACTATTACGTAATTTGAACCACATAATGTAATTTTACCGATTTCCCCTGTTGACTTAATCACGACTTCATCATCTACTTTATATAAGTCTCCTCTGATATAACTTTCTCTGTTCTGTGAAACAGACTCGAGTTGAAGATGTCTCTTGAAGAATTTCTCTTCTTTTAGACCCATACCTCTTCTTACCATATTATATAGACTCTTAGAATCTGCATTCGAAACATTCTTAGGTAGTCCCTGTGAGAAAGAAGTAAAGTCACTCTTAGATGCGTAGTATCTCATCTTGGATGCTGATATTCCAGTAACACCTTCAGCATCAGGATCTCTTTCTCCTGCAGATAGAACACTAATTCTTTCGAAATTATATAATCCATGTGTTGATTTCTTTCCGTTATACTTTCTCAGTAAAGTATCGAAACTTCGAACTCTATCGGAACCAACTACCATAGCAACTCTTTTAAATCCTTCATTATAGAGATTTGTAAGTGCATG